TGTTGCGATAAATATTCCTAATAGTAGGATGTTATACACAGTCGCAACGCGTTGTCGAGACGTAATCATTGAGTGCACTGAAAGCCTGACGGGCGTGCAGCAAAGTGCATTGATGTCTAGTCCTATCCTGAACATGCTTTTCAAGTATTGGCCGGAATATGACACACATCCTGGACGACCTTGTAAGATAAGGCCGGAATGGACAGTGTCGATAGAGGAGATAATGGGGGCCTTGCCGGAAGATGTGGATCGTAGACTGGCTGGACCACCAGACAAATTGCTGAATCGCGAATTTCTGGAACCATTTTATCCAAATGTTGATTGGGACAACTACATTGATCCTGATGCTACGCCAAAGAAACAGTTGATTGGGGGCAGATTGTTGGACCCTGATGAAGAGGCATATGCTGATGCACCCCAAGCATGGACCTATTTCAGACTGCATCCAGAACCTAAAGCGATCGAACCTATGGTAATTGATCCAATGGTTCTTGACCCTTTGGTCAAAACTGTCGGCACTAAATTCAGCAAAGCAATGGTAGAAGAATCTTTCTTGAGCAATATCCCTGATCGTTTCATGGTAGAATTATCATGGAAAGGGATGTATTCCATGCAACGGAATGATTTACCTGCCTGGCGAGCTGACACTTTTGCAATACATCAGTCACAATTGAATGAGTTGCAATCTAAATTCGGGTTGAGCGGAAAGAGAGCAAAGAAGAAGCTGATGGAAAGGTATAACAACATGCCGGATATCAAAGATCCGCGTAAATACACGCCACATTGGGCTCTATTGGCTAATAAAGAGCATCCATCCGATATAGTTTCTGTAAAAACAGGAATTGCTTACCGGATTAATTTCGGGACAAAGAGTCATAATGAAGAACTCGTCAGAATAGAAGGACCATGGGGCGAAAGATTATGGGATCGTTTTAAGGAGCTAATGCGGTGGCATGAATTGATTCCGTTCGACCAAAGAGAGTGGGATGAAGCACACGAAGAATTCGAAGAAAGGAGAGCATCTAGAAGCACTGAATTGAAAAAGATGGGTTTGAGTCGTGCTGATCCTGATTATGAAGCGC